CCGAGAGCTTGGAGCGCACCGGGATAACTTCGGAATTATCGACGATTGATACAGGCATTTTTCACCTCATTTTTTTTCCGCGCCCCCTCAGTTGTCGCGGATCCTGAAACGACAAAACCGATGCGAGATTGACTGGATTCTCGCCGCAGGCCCTCTGGAGCCGCCGGCGAACCAGCCATGCGGATTTCAGTGTGATGCCGAGCTCGCGGGCGAGCTCCGCGGACGTCCGATGCCGTGCGGCCAGCAGCTCGATCGCTTGCACCCATTTTTCGAGCGGCACATGCGAACGGGCGAGGACGGTCCCGGTGCGAACCGTGAAATCAAACCGGCAGGCATTGCAGCGGTAGTAGCCGTCTTTTCGGATGGTGATGCGATCGCCGCGGCCGCAGCGCGCGCAGCGGACGCCCTCCGGCCAGCGTACTCCCTCGATATATTCGCGCGGCGTCATTGCTCTGCCTGCCAGGCGCGGCGGCGCTCCTGGTGGGGACGCTGCGGCTGGGGGCGATAGTCCTGCGGTCCTCGCGCCGCGTCGTGCGGCACAGGGTTGCGGCAAGGCTCGCCGCGCCGCGCTCCGCAGCGCGGGCAAGCCACTGCCGCAGTCACGCGCTCATCCCTGGTTTTGCTGGCCAATTCGTCCTCCGATCTAACTGCATCTAACTGCATGAAACTGCATAACGCCTAGGTTTTTGCGCTCGCGTCATCGCCTGCGGTCATTGCGCGTAAGACTGCAATTTGTCTTGTTGGCCGATGGATGATACATGGCCCAATTACCGCGCCACTCTCATCAACTACACATCCGCACTTCCGCTCATCATAGCTCATAACCTTCTCCTTTTGCGGCCATCCGCACTTCCGCTCATCATTGAATTTCCCTTACCTCGGCGGTTAAGTGCCATGTGCCGTTTGAGTTCTTCGTGATGAGGTAAGAGACGTAGTAATCCGCTAATCCGGGGTCCTTGTCGAGTGCTGTCTTTGCTCGACGGACTCGCCCATAAGCAGCTTGCCGGCTAGGGTAGTCCTTCTCGAATGGAAATCCCTCGAAGCCATACCCCGGCACCCACCGGTAACCAAGGACTCGCGTTTCTCTGTACATTTTTGCTCCTTTTCCATCGGTCACTTCGCCAGACTCGCGTTGAGTTTTCTGACTTAGGACTCGTCAGCGCGAGTAATACTCGCGGACGCGATAGTGCAGCTATCGCGTTTCGTCCTCTGAGGGGAGCTCGAATGTGACTGTGTCGTGCTCGCCTGGATTCCTCTGCCGTCCCACTGACACCTTCGTGCGGATGAGTCCGCAATGCTTGCAGTGAGAGCGAGACGAGTATCGCGTCCCACCGAGAGCATAGACACCTGGATTCTCGTCGCAGCCACCTTCGCCTTCGGCAGTGAACTCATGCTCGCCCTCCTCGGTGATTTGTTCGACTTGATGAGTCATTCCTATGGAGTGATACCCACGAACGCGATATTACAAAATGGCCGACAATTTGTCAAGTTTTTTTGAAAAAGTGAAAAAATTTTTAAGTGAAGTAGAATCAATTGGATAGACTGGGGTCGTGGAAATTGGCATTTTTCAACAGGCAGCTTTGACAGTCGGCAGCAATCAAGAGGTATAATTCGCGCATCGTCATGGTTGTTTCTGGGGCTTGTGGTTTCCGACTGCAAGCCCCTCCTGCTTGGCTGGGCTAGGGGAGTCGTCCAACGGCTAGGACTCCGGCCTCCAAAACCGGCTATGGGGGTTCAAATCCCTCCTCCCCTGCCAGTGTTGTCACAGCGAACCCAGCGACTTGGCGGCATCGTGCATATGGAGCACCACATCCTTGAGCCGCTTCCCGATCCCGAGCGGCGAGTACTAGAGCGCGTCCATATCCTGGTGGAAGAGCCCGAGTACGCGCCGAGGGAGTACCAGGGGCGGCCCAAGGGAGCGAAGGATCGGATACCGGGGCTACGGAGATTTCACATGGCTGATCGGCCATTAACAGAGAAACAGCAGCGGCTGCTCGAGGCGCTGCCAGAGAGCAGCACGCTAGGCGAAGCTGCGGCGAAGGCAGGCTACCCAAGCCGTCGCCCGGCGGTGCGAGCGTTGGCGAAGGTAAAAAAATCGTGCGGCGAGCTGCTGGACGCTATTGGGTGGGGGCGAGAGGCGGCTTTGGCGGCGCTGGCCGAAATGGCCGATGCCCAAAAGGTGGTGTACTGGGCGAAGGATGGCATTGTTACCGATGAGCGCGTGGTGGCGGATAATGACGCGAGGCTTAAGGCCCGAATCGAAATAAACAAGATACTTGGACACTATCAGCAAGATGGGAATCGAACTGACGATCGATCTGCGGCGGTTGCCGTACGCGTGGTCATCTCTGACGAAGGACGAGCAGCAAGACTTGCTGAACTCTTCGCCGCTGGTAGCTCCGCTGGTGTCGCCGTTGACGTGGCTGCACGAGTGGACGAAGACTTGGGATGAGCACGATACCGCGACTCCGCACAAGCCCTTTCCGCAATACGACTATTTTGCCGAGCTAGCGCGGCTGTGGACAGACGAGCGCGTGCTCTTCGTCGCGAAGTCGCGCACCATGATGGCAACGTGGTTTTTCGCGGCGATGGCGCTGCATCACGTAATGACGCATCAGCCAGCATCTTGCATTTTCTGGTGCCCCGACCAAGACCGTGCTGAAAAATGCATAGACTACTGTAAGGTACTGTATTCTCAGCAAGATAAGAGGTTGCAAGCGCTCTATCCTCTGCCGAGGCGCAAGCGGACGGTTGAGGACTTGGCGGTCTATCGCTTCGAGTTTGCCGGTGGCGGCTGGCTCGAGGCCCTGCCCGGCAAGAACCCGGACAAGATCAGGTCAGAGCATCCGACCATCGTGATGATGGATGAGGCCGCGCATAACCCGAATGGTGGCGAGGCGTACGGCAACGCCATATCGACGCGCCCGCAGAAGCTTGTAGCGGTATCCTCGGCTGCGCCCGGCTGGTTCTTCGATCTGGCCGACTCCGCTACATTTGTCGGTCAGCCAGTACGCGGACTCACGCTCAAGAAGATACCAGACGGTAAGCCAGCGGCAGGGACCACGGTAGCGTGGCTGCACTATACGGCGGACCCGACGATGACGCCAGAGCGGGTAGCCGAGCTGAAACGCGGCTACCCGGATCAATCCATCTGGGACAGGGAGATGGAGATCGATCCGCGAGCGCTCCGAGGGCAGAAAGTATTCCCTGAATGGAATGCCGGACTGCACTGCGTAGCGGCCCGTTTGCCACTCGCCGCGCAGTACTGGACGACTTACCTTGCTTGCGATCCGCATCCTAGGCGGGCCCACGCATTTGTGTGGCTCTGCGTGAACAAGTACGGCGAGATGGTGGTGCCGTGGAGCTGGTGGCCCGAGGAGGACAACCGGCTCCGGGAAGCACGCGGAAAGTCGCGCTTCCTCATCCGCGAGTATGCCGAGGGATTGCGTGATGTGGATGAGGCGAAGCTCTTTCCTCCGGTTCTGCGGCGGTGGATGGATTCGGCTGGGAAAAATTTCGACGCCGACCAAGAGCACAACTTTTTCGATGCCTATCAGCTCGAGGGCATCTATTTTCAGCCAGCGAAGAAAAATCGAGAGTATGCAGGCTACAGCCTGATTAGCCGGGCGCTGGTGCCGCAGAAGATCGTATGCGCGGAAGGCGAGGTATCACGGCCCCTGCTGACCATCATGCGCGGGTGTGGCCATAACGACATTCTGGCCGGCCAGATCGAGCGGCTGCGCTTCCGCGAATACCGGGGCATCGTCGTTGACAAGGATGCGCCAGACGAGCCGGAGGGCAAGGACAGGCACCTTGTGGATTGCCTTAGCTACATACTGCTCGAGATGCCGCGCTTTGTGGCGCCACACGGTCCGCGCCGCAGCACATTTGTTCCTGCGAATCCTGCGACCGGGTACTAAGCGATGTTTCATGTGGCAGGTAATAGCGGTGTACCGTCCTGGTCCCAAGCGCACTGTGCAATGGAATCGCGGCTGGAGTGTTCCGGAGATAACCGTTGAGCCCAATCCTGGAGAAGGCTGCGAGTTCAGATTCACGGTGGAAGCGCAAACCGCAGAGGAAGCGGTGGAAGCCGCGCGGCGGCACTCCGGCTACTTCCTTGGGGGATTGGATGCCAAGTTTGATTTTCGCGCTTTCCGGGTGGCCATACTGGGAGCTGAGCGACTTGCAGAAGTTTCTGAACGACAAGAACCGAGTGCGGCGCTGGCGCTGGGCGATGGCGGCCAAAACATGGCGGAAGAAATCCGATGACGATGGAGGATAGCACTTCACATGGCAACAACACCTGTATTCGAAGTCACATTCCAGATACGGAAAGCGGGGATCGGCCAAGGCCAAGCCGACATCTATCGCAGAGAACAGAAAACCTGTTTGCTCGCGGCAGCCACGTCGCACCCGAAGGACATTCTGAGCGTGCTGGCCAGCAATTTCACGCTGGGGAGCGGCGAGAGCTTCGACGTGCTGAGCGTGCAGCCAATCCATATTGGCGGCAGCGGAGCCAATGTCCTGTCCTGAGAAACGCCATTCGGAATGGGCCGCGCGGCGCCTGGTAAGCACCATCCGGGCGCATCACAGCGATCCCAAGGAGCATCTGGTGCAATCCGAAATGTGGGCATACAGGATCCTGCGAGAGAGATATCTGGTGCAGGGAAAATGGATCAAGCATGCCTACGCCAAGGCGCTTAGCCTGGCGGAGGGCAAGGAGAAAACCGCATGAGAGTCAAGAGTTTTGAAGTGTCCAAGATGAAAAGCAACAAAGGGTATGCGTACAAGGTGGTCGTGCATCACCACGACAAGCCGCCAGCCACCGGAAAGGGCATGAAGGGGCTCTTGGCTCCCACGTATGTGCCGCCGGAGGAGCATGCGCATATGACGCGGGCGGCGCTCCACAAGCACATCAACGATTTAACGAACTCGATGTGCGTGTCGCCGAACGGTGACGACAACGAGGGCGAGAAGTACCCGGAAAAGAGCGACGAATACTAAGAGCATGGCTGACACCATATCCACAGTCGCCGGTTCCGACATCAAGGTCGACGACCATAGCTCGGAGATACTCGAACAGCGCCGCGCGAGCGAGCGCTACATGATGAATAACTATTATCAGGAATGGACAGAAATCTACCGGAACATGAAGGCTCGTGTCGAGCCGATCATGCGGAAAAACGAAAAAGGCGAAGAAGTCGAGGATAAGAGCCGGTCGAACATCTGCCTTCCTGATCACCATGTTATGGTGCGGCGCGGAACGGCGCGGCTAACGCGCAATTCGCCCAATCTGCGCTTGCGCGGCAAGGACCCGATAGCGGCGGACAAAGCCGCCGCCCAGCTCATGTATCAGTGGGACAGGAGCGAGTCGCAAGCGCAATTCCGCCGCATTGTGCGGTGCTGCAAGGCTTTGGGTATTGGCTGGGGAAAGAACTATTACGACCGCGTGCAGGTCATTCGGCGTTTCCGCAGGCTGACGCAGACGCTCACGCGGGAAGAGCTGATGGCGCATCAGGGCGCTCCGGACGATGAGATCGCCGATGCCATAAGGCAGCTAGGGCCCAATCTGACGCAGGCGGAAATCACTCAGGCAACCAGCGAGTACGGTGACCAGATAACGCTCGGAGTGCCTGTCACGCGCTACAGCGGACCGGTGTTGTCTTACGTATTTGCCGGCGACATTTTTGCCGAACCGGGCTTTTACTCCGGCAATCAGTCCGCGTACATCATCGAGAATAGCATTCGTGACGAAGAATGGCTGGAATACTGGACGCGGCAAGAGAGCATCGATCCCGAGACTGGACAGAAGTCTCCGGTAATTGATCCGGCAAAGGCGCAAGAGCTCCTGGATATGTGCGGAGACCGCAATTATTTGGATCAAAAGTCGATCAGCCTGCGGCGCATGATGCGCGAAGCGGTTTCCGTTGCCGATCCTTTGAGTGCGGGCAAGCCTATTCGCCCGCCGCGCAAGCGCTTCATGGTGGATGAGCGGCACACCATCGTGGACGGGCGCTTGTGCATTGAGTATGTCGGCGAAGAGTCTCTGTACCTCGGAAGGCAATGGTATCCGTGGGACACATACGGAAAATACATTTACACCGATATGGTGCTGATCCCCGATCTTTTCGAGGGCATTGGTGATTCCACGCCGAGAATCACGCGTTTCCTTATGCAGCTTCGGAACTCCCGCGCGAATCAGACAACGGACTTCATCAATAACAAGTTGCTGCCATTGATCAAGGTGCTTGAGGGCACAAACCTAACCGACGATGATTTGGTCAGAACAGGATTCGGGAGGCTTCTCTATCTGAAGAACCTGGGGGAAATTGACTTCCTGCAAGACCCTGTCTTTCCAGCGGAAGCGTTTCAGGATCAGGCCCAATGGACGCGGGAAATGCAACAAGCTGATCCTTCGGTTGCCGATTTCGCTCCCGGAACCGAAGCCATGCCGCAGCCGGGCAAGCTGGCAACAAGCCTGATTCTTCAGAAGCAATCCGGCGATGACGTTCTCGCCGACGAACTCAATGAGATAGGCCAGTTTATCCGTTCGGTAATGGAGATTTGGCTGGCCTTCAACCAGCAGGCGATGGAGGATGCGCTAGAGATTCAAAAGGGCGACTCGCCGCGAATCGATCAGATTATCGAAGCCATCAGCGAACGAACGCAGGGCGGAAACCCCAAAGTAATACGCATCGATCCGATGGACATTCAGCAGGAGTTCGAGATTCTTCCAGAGGAAGGCTCGACGCTCGCCGATGATGATCAGTATAAAGTACAGAAATTGCAGCAGGGATTCATGCTGGCCGCGCAGAATCCCGACGTGCTGAACAAGCGCGTATTTGCCGCGCCACTGGCGAAGGCGATAGGGGTGGACCCGGAGGCGGCGATTCTTCCTCCGTCTCCGCCAGCGCCCCCGGTAAAGATCGGATTCAATGTTACGGCAAAGTTCGAGGATTTGTCTCCCGATGTGCAAGCAGCCATTTTGCAGAGTGTGGGCTTGCCCTCCGAGGGGCAAGCCATGTTATCGCTTGTCCGGCATGGAAGCCAGGCTGTCCAGCATGTGGGAGCCGCCGCTGATGCCGCTGCGACCTTGGCCGAACCGGCGCATGAACCTAAAACCATTGTGCCGCCCGGAATGAAAAATGCCGAGAAAAACAAACCTGGAATCTGAAGATCGCAGGCAATTGCTGCTGATGCTGGATAACAGCGCATTGATGGCATCGTTTCGCAAATTGCTTCTGGAAGAAGCCGCCTTCTGGCAAACGCATCTTCAAAACGAATCGCTTCAGCAATCGCCAAACACGAATCTAATGATCCAGTACGCGGCCAAGGCATCAGCCGTTGCCAGCATGGAAGCCATAATCCGGTCGGCAGCGGGACTATGAGGATCGCTGTTTTTTATCCAAAAGACAGAAGCGCGGCATGGAGCATGGGCGGCGGTTTGCCGGCGACATTGCGCAGGATGGGGCATGCTGTGACGGATGGGGCAATTCGCCCTGGCGCCGGGAGCGCCGCCGATATAGAAGCGGCTCGCGTCACGATGCCAGCCCTTGAACATCTGCGGTCTATGGACGCCATTCTCATCAGCGGGCCGGAACACTTGATTCCGTGGCTCGATGAGATATACGGAAAATACGAGTGGAAACAACTGCAAGCAAGGAAAGCGGCATGGCTGCACGAATCGCTTTTCCGAGAGGATTACAGCATTCAGTTCGACCAGATACAGCCCTGGGCCGACGAATACTTTTTCCCCGCAGTACAGGATGCGGAGTTTTGCGACCAAGAAAGTTTCGCCAAGGGGCATTCGCACTGGCTCCCGTTTGGCGTGGACACGGAAGTATTCAAGCCGGACGGGTTTGAGAAGAAAGAATGGCCCGTAGCATTCATTGGCGGAATCTATGAGAAACGCGCACGATTCCTGCGGGCGCTCAGCAGGCATGCCATACCGCCGATACGCATAGGCGGAGTGATGATTGATGTAATGGGATTCCAGGCGCTCGAATCCGCCAAGCGCCTGGCCGATTGCTACCGGAGAACTAGCGTGTTTTTCAATTTGCCGGCGCTGTCGCAATGCCTGGTTTCCAAGGTTTACGAAGTGATGGCCTGCGGAACGTTCTTGCTCACGCCGATGCTGAGCGCGGACAGGGGCGTGGCTAAAAACCAAGCTGCGTTCACCAGCGGGCACCACCTTGTGTACTACCGGTCAAGCAATTTGCCGTATGTCGCGCAGCTTTTGCGGGAATGGTCCAGCGAAGAAAAATCGGCGGAAAGAGAAATGATTGCCGCTAGTGGATGCCGGGAAGCGCACGCGAATCATAGCCTGGAGAACCGGCTGAAAGTGATTATGGAGAAACTTGCCATACCCGTGGCTGTTCAATGATGGAACGCTATTCAGAACTGCGAGTGCTGCGATGGTATGACCGGATACAAGCGAGCCTTCAGCCGGAAGGGGATGCGCCGGGACCGATACGCGCGAACCTTGACTTGACGAATTTATGCTCGCATGCCTGCCCGTGGTGCGAACCTTTGGATTTCCGAAAAGCTACAATCGCCGGAAACCGGCACACCTTGCCCAAAGACATTGCGGAAGGCGTGCTATCCGATCTGCGCGAGATGGATTGCAGGCTTATAAATTTTTCCGGCGGCGGAGAACCCACGCTGCACAGGGATTTCGGACCGCTTCTCGAAACAGCCCATCGCCACGGCTTTAGAACAAACGTGATTACTCATGGCGGTTTCATCGACCGCTGGACCGATTATCTGGTGGATTGCGCGGATCACATTCGCGTATCGCTAGATTCTTCATGCGATGCGGAGCACCGGCAGATGCACGGAAGCAAATCGGGAGAATTCAGGCGCGTTGTCGGGAATATCCGTTCGCTTGTGAAAGCTCGCGGCGATAAGCGGAGCCCTGAAATCGGAATTGCCTACATCGTTGCCGACTGTAACAGGACCTACTACAGCATTCTGCCGTTCTTGGAAATGGCCCAGGAATGCGGAGTGGATTTTGTGCATTTCCGCCCCGTTTCGGAGCAGACAAGGCAGTTCATGCACGGCGACTGGAATGCCGCCTCCGCGCTGATAGCGCATGTTGCAAAGAAGTTCCCGAGACTGGACGTACGCATTCTCGGAAAGCGCGGAAACGATGTTTTCACGCAGCGCGAGTTTGATAAGTGCTACGCGGCCTACACCCTTGCCGTGATTGGGGCGAACGGGGATGTTTCCGCATGCTGTGACCAGCGCACCATTGTATTCGGCAGCGTGCATGAAAAGAGATTCCGCGATATTTGGCAATCGCAAGAACACCGAAAAAAGGCGGCGGCCATAGTTCCAAGACTTTGCCGCATCTGCCTGATGTGCGACTACAACCGCGCCGTAAGGAAATATGTTGTCGGAAACGAAGCCCTGCCGGAGATGTTGTAGATGGAAATGAATATCGGAGAAGTGCTTGATAGGTACACCATAGAGGCGCGAAAGGTTCTCTATGGCCACGGCGACGAGGAAATCCTGCGGCAAATTGAACAAGAGCTTCGCAACCGATTCGGGAACATCCCTGCGGAGTTGTTCCTTGCCGGAGCGCGGCTAGGACTCGCAAACTCGGCGATTGCCGAACTGGAATGGCAGATACGCGCCGGGCAAGACTTAAGCCTTGAAGAGATTGGGCGCCGCGCCAAGGCAATCCGCGTTTTGAACGGAAAACGAGTCGATGCCAAAAACTGGGCAGGCCTGGTTTTTGACGGAAAACCAGCCGTGATAGCCCATTATGGCAAGGGAGACGATCTTCCCGCCGCCAAGCTTACGTTCGACATGCAGGAGCCGCGATGCGCGAGATGAAGATTCGCAGCGCGGCGGAAGGCGCCAGATATCACCGCGACGTCGGCCCGCGCATATATTCCGATTGTCCGGTTCAGAGGCCGCGCATCGAACGATCCCGCGAATTTGTTGCGAAGGCGCTTGGGCACCTAAGTCCGGGATCGCGCATTGTAGAACTCGGCTGCGGAACCGCCGACATTACGGGGCCATTTTCTGAAAAAGGGTGGATCGTTACAGGAATCGAATGCAACGAAAAATCCGTTGCCATAGCGCGAGAACGATTCCCCAAAATGTTTTTGTACAACGAGGAAATCGGATCGATTCGCATTGCCCCAGCCGATCTCGTTGTGATGTGTGAGGTTCTGGAGCATTTGGCCGACCCTAAAGCAGAAGTCCGGCATTGGCTTGGCATAGCCAATGCCGCCGTGATTTCCCATCCTATCGATGAACCATTGGATTCCGAGCTCTCTGCGGGAGAGCATCAGTGGAGCTTCAGCGAGCATGACCTTGAAGAATGGTTTGAATTGGGCGGCATGAAGCTGAAAGAACAACTGATATTCCCAATGGGGAGCTACAGGATAGGCCTAGCTTATGGAGTCCGTGAGGTAAGTACATGACAAACAGAAAAAAGGCGATTGCTTTGGCGTTCGCGGTTCCGCTCCTGGCAATCCTGATCATTGCCCTGTGCGGCATGGCCGAAAACACAGTCGCGCAAAATCAGCCAGCCTCTATCACCGATCCATGCTTTTCGCAATTCACCGCGAAATCCAGCGTGCCCATAAACGCCACTACGGCGACAACGACACAGCTTGTTGCCCCGGCAGCGGGAAAGGCCGTATTCGTGTGCGGAGCTTCACTGACAATTGCTCCGTCGTCCACTTCAGCGGATACGGCACAATTTATCAGCGGAACCGGACCGACTTGCGGCACCAACACGGTTACGAATACAGGCACATTCGGCAATGGCGATCTAACAACGGCAGCGCCGCCGCTGTTCATCTCATTTGCCGATCCCGGATCAACCTTTAGCTCGGCGGTTGGCGCGGGGGTCTGCCTGGTAAGCGCGGGGACTACGGTAAACATTCAAGGCGTACTTACTTACGTCCAGCAGTAAAAACAGTTTAGGAGGATAGTCACATGAAGAAGTTTCTTTCAGCGGCACGAAATGGATTTGCTGGCTTCGGTGTTCTGGCCATGCTTGTCCTTCTGGCAGTGAGCTTATTCGCGCAAGGGACGCCATTTGGAAATGGCAGGGGAGCTTTCCGCGGCGATGTATACGTTCCCTCGGTATTCAATCTCTGGTTCGGCGACAACTCTTCGAGCGATGTTGCGCTTGCAAAGAACGGCAGCAACGTCGTCGGAATCAGCGGGAATCTCGGCGGAAAGGGGGCCACGGCGAATACCACGACTTCGCCAGCCGGACCCTTCTCGTGGGGAACAGTGGCGCTATCGTCAAACACCGCCACCGTGACGTTCAACAAGCCTTTCCAAAATACGCCAGTGTGCGTTGTGACGGATGTAACAACGCCACAATTGGTCAAGGCGGCTCCCACGCCCACCACCGTTGTGATTACAGATACCGTTGGCGCAACGGATACAGTGCAGTACATCTGCGTCGGCAATCCCAATTAAATTTCCGCCTCCCGGCGGGAAGGGGCCGCGAGCGAACGACGACACGGAGTGAGCTGCCAGGCGCGGCCCCAGAATTATTGTCGCGGGATGGAGTAACTGGAAACTCGGAAGGCCCATGACCTTCAAATTCAGGTTCAAATCCTGATCCCGCCACCAGTTTTACACAGTGCCGCGACGACGAGCCGGGGCACACAGGAGAAGTTATGAATCTACAAGCGACGAGCGAAGTGGATAGATCAAACGAGGAGGCGATAGTCAGAGCCGTCCTCGGACAAAGCGCTGAGACAGAAGCACCCGAGGCCACAGAAGCAGAGGAGCCAAATCGGGAAGCAGAAGTTCCAGTAGCCGAAGAGGAAAGCAGTGCGGATCCGGCGGAAGAAATAGCGGAAGCATCCGACGAGGAAGTGCCCGCAAGCGAGCCGGAAGAACAGGCGGAAGAAGCAGAGCCAACAGAGGCAGCAGAGGAAGAAGAGGGCGAGTTTGCTCTTCAGGAGACTGACCGCGACTATTCCGATGCTGCTTACGCACGCGCCGCACAGCATTACTCCAAAACGCACAAAGTCCAGTTAGACCCGCAAGACCCCGCACACCGAGCCATGCTCAAAGAGATCATGGATCGCGGCGAGGCGCTGAAACGCCAGGCAGAAGAGCGCAAGGCAATGGAGCAAAAGGCCGACGAGGCCAAGGCTTCCGACGAGGAAAAGCCGGTCCAAGCGCATGCGCCGACGCCAGAACAGTTTCAAGCCTATCTCAACCAGATTGGTGAAATCGCCAAGAGGCGCGTGAATCCCGCAGTAGCGATGCACGTGTCCAACAGAATCGTCAAGGCATTGTGGCCCGACTTTAAGGGAAATATTTCCCAGGAGCAGGCAAATGATTTGACTTCGGCGTTTCACGAGATGTTCATGCTGGCCTTGGATGATGCCGCACCGATGGTTCTCGGCATGGTCAACAACAATCTGGCCAGTGATCCAGTCTGGGGAAGGACGCGCACCGAGGCAATCCGAGCAAATGCTTTCGAGCACCTGGAAAGCCTGAAGGATGCCACCGGAGAAATGCGCTATCCAGACCTCGAGCAGATGGTTGAGAGCGGTCGCCTTAAAAAGGTCATGGCGGCGAATCCTTGGATCAGCGCAGTTAAATCTGGGAAGGGCAACGACCCTGTTCTTGATTATGCCGCGCAGATCGAGGTTGCCTACAAGATCGCCAAAGGCGAACAAGTAAATCCAGATGTCGTGCGGAAAGCAGTGGAAACTGGAAGAAAACAGGCAGCGGAGACCGCCAAGAAAGTCGCGGCTTCGCGCGTGGCTCCCGGAAAACCAAAAGGCGGATTTAGCGGACCGGTCAATGAGGCTGAAAAAATAATCGGCCAAATCACGAGAGGGCCCGGAACCAAGAGTAACTTCTCGGAAGCCGTAAAACAGCAGCTCATGAGAAGGCGTTAAAAACCGGACCGCGCAATCCCAGCGGAGTAGTGCATGGCCATTAACACCGTGCCAAGGTCAGTAGACCAGGCAATTCAAGAAACAGTACAACAGCGAGTATTTTTCGGGGAAAGAGATATTCTCTTCAACCCGAATCTCACTCCGATTCTGACCTTAGTGACAAAGATCGGTAATCGGAAAAAAACAACGGCATCAACCCGCGTGGAATGGATCGAAGACGACTACGTGGGGTACTGGGGCCAGGCAAACAACACGACCGACTACAGCTCGGTTGCCACGTCCATCACGGTTGTCGATGGAACCCTGTTTGCTTATGGCGACCTGGTTGCCATTCCCAAGGCTCCTGCCAGCTCGGCGGCGGAAGAAATTGCCCGCGTAACCGCCGTCGCTGGCAATACAGTAACCCTGACTCGCGGCATTGGCGGCGCTGGAGCGGACACTATCGGGGCATCTTCCGATATCCGCATTCTTGCATCGGCATATGCCGAAGGCGATTCTTTTGGAACGGTGCGCTCAACGAGTAAGTCAGTGAAAATCAGTTATACACAGATTTTCCGGCGTCCTGTTCAGCTCACCAAATCAATGGTCGCCCAAGCGCAATTCGGACCGTCGAATGAGCGAATTTTTCAGCGCCAGAAGGGGCTGGAGGAAATTCGCCGCCAAATGGAGCAAGCAGCTCTGTTTTCCAGGCCTTCGGAGTCATTGGCTCTTGGCGCTCCCGGAACGGTTCGCACGACGATGGGAATCAAATCCCGAATCGTGACCAACGTTTACAACGCGAACACAACGCTGACCGAAGGCGGACTGGAAAGCTTCGCGGAAATGGCCTTCTCCACCTACTTCCAGGGAAACGAGAAGCTCCTGGTTGCATCCAAGAGAGTAATCTCCGCATTCGACTACTTTGCCCTCGGCCATCAGCGCACCGAACAATCCGAGGAAATTTACGGAGTGAAAGTGCGCAGGTATGTGACTTCACACGGAGAGTTCCTCATCTCACGAGACCTGTTGCTTGACAACGGTCCGGTGAGCGGTAACGGTCCTGGACATGAAGCCTATGCAATTGACGTGGATTCAATCGAATTCGCTCCACTTGTCGGCAACGGTGAGAACCGCGACACGCATTTGCTGACCGATGTAATCAAGGACGGCAGCGACAAATACTCGGATGAATACCTGTGCGAGGGCGCATGGGTAATTCGCTTCGAGCAGCGCCACGCCCGTCTGTGCAATGTCAACGGTTACAACTGAAGCAGGAGGCCGGAGCGCATTTATCGCGCTCCGGCCACGCTTTTCGGAGGATATATGAACAAGCTGAGGATAAGGAGAATTAACAACATGGCTTCCGCGGTAGCGTACGAAGAAGAGGGCATGGAACCTGATGTGGACAAGGACGTGGTCTTTTACGCATGGAGCGATGCTGGAACGCAATCAATGCCATCCAGCGTTACGATCCACATTTCTGGAGGAGAACGCGTCCGGGATGCCAGCGGCAAGATCATGGCCGTTGGGCACAAGGAAGTCCAGTTCAACAAGGGCATTCTCCGCACGCGGGACCCACAAGTTATCCGCGCAATCCGCAAGCTGATCGAGGGCGGCGACACGATCACCGAGGATAAGGAAACCTATCTCTCGATGGTGGAACCTGGAGAGCGCCGCGCTGCCCGCTTGGTGGCTAAAAATTATGCGCTCGTCAGCGAACTGTCCGCAAAGGACAAGGAAATCGAAGACTTGAAAGCAAAGCTGGCAAACCGGGAGTGACCATTGTATTGCACGAACAAGAAATGCAGACGCGAGACCAGCAAGATGCTGGTTATTTTCGCCAAGGATGGAAGCAAGCGAGAGGGCTGCCCTGCATGTATCATGCCTGGCGGAGACAAGCGCGTGCGTACCGGAAAAAAGATATGGGCGGGCAGCGAAGTGTACACACGGTCTCAAATCGAGCAGAAAAATTACGATTGGATCGAGCGCACCGCCGCGCGTGCGGCTGAAATGAGGCGCAGATCGCCACTTAGGTTCGTAAAGGAGTGAAGTGACATATGACGTTGAATATTTACGGGATAGCCTACAGGAACACGCCGAAAGGCACCTTTGGGCCGCCGCAGTTTCAGCGGATCGCCGCAGGGTCCTCCGAAGAAGCCGCGTCCTTCTTTGGCGAAGATGTATTCATCGAATCCATCTCGAACATTTGCAGCGATGTTCTGATTCCCGACTCAGCGGAAACAGCGGTACTGAAGAATGAATTGGAAGAGGCAAAGAAGCAGGTTGCCGAACTCAATGCGGAACTTTCCGCGATGAAGTCATCGCCAGCGCCAGAATCATCGGAAATATGGCCGTCGTAGATATCGTAATACCAACACAGCGCGGAATCGAACACGAAACCAACAGCAATCTCTCGCTGATGATCCGCGATACGCAATGTTTTTGCGGGACGCATGAGGCATGGAAATGCCCCAAGGGCCGCCACAGCGTGCGGCTGCTTCCTGTAACCAGCGGAACGGTTGTTCATTGGGCCAGAAATCAAGCCATCACGATGGCGCTCTATGGCCAGGTTGATGATGGAAGGCCTCCGGCGGAATTTCTTTTCCTTATGGATGACGACATGCTATGCCAGCCGTGGCACCTCAACCGGCTGCTTAGTTATCGCAAGGACATTGTGACCGGAATCGCTACAGTGCGCCGCGATCCGCCACGGCCCAATATCCGCATGTGGGATGCCGAGAAAGAGCACTTCATCACGCCCGTGGAATGGGATTGGGACACCAACAAGCTGATCGAGATTGATGCCGTTGGAGCGGCGTATCTGCTTGTCAAGCGAAGCGTGTTGGAGGAGATGGCCGCAGCGTATCTCAACTGTCATTTTGAGCGGCTGGTTGACAAGAGAAAATTTCCCAACTGCCAGGAAATCGATGCCTACTGGAACAAGAAGGCTGAACGCCGCCGCGCCCGCTTCGAGGCCGCTACGTCAGAAGGGGGCGATTGGAAAGAAGCCGATGGCCAGTGGTTTCAATTCCTAGATAACATCGCAGACTCTCAGGCAACCGAACTCGGAGAGGACATAAGTTTTTGCTGGAAGGCGAAAATGCTTGGATTCAGAATTTTTGCCGATCCGCAAGTCTTGCCCGGGCATATAGGAAAATATGCTTATTCGATCATCGACTACCGAGACTGGGTGGAGAGCGGCAAGGACTGCGGGGCACTCCCCGAAACCATGCCGGCAAATGCGGTGCAGTTGAACCCGGAGGCCCATGTGGACAGTTCAGCAAATCGTTGAAGAGGTCTCGAAGAGGACGGAGCGCCGCGCGGACCAGAAAATCAACTTGCGCATGGAATTCTTCCTTGGTTTGGATGAATTCGTTAGCGAGCAGCATTTCTGGTGGAGAAAGAAGCGCGGAACGTTTCAAACAGTCATCGGCGCAAATATGTATGACCTTTCCATGTCGGCGGCTTCTGGAACGATACAGCCGGGCGGCGGGATCAGTGATTTCGCGCAGTTTGACGAAATAATCCTTCTAAATGCCGATGGGATTACCAAGCAGCTTGAGATCGTTCCCATTCTCGACCCAGTGGGGCAACTGGTGGCGATCAAGAACACGGTTCAGGATGTTCCCGCAGCATTTTTCATCGACCCCCAGATTTCTCCAACCACCGTTGTCTTTCAAGCTCCTGCCAGCGTCGCTCAAACCGTTCTTTACACTTATTGGGCCGTGCCACAAATCTCGGAGCCGGACGAGGACACCATCCCTATGGTGCCGAGTTACCTGCACTGGGGATTGGTGTACATGCTTGAGCGCCGCGTCTATGAATTTCTGTATGGCGAGGACGATCCGCGATTCACCGTTGCGAATTCGCGCTATATGGAATTCTGCCAAAAAGCGGCAAGAATGCCGCATTGGACGGCGAAGCGCGTGCAAGAGATGCGTGCGTCGAGCCACAGCGTAAAAACAGTTCAGGCACATAATTAGACATGGCAATGCGCAAGGCAGATCAGTACACGCTTGGCGGAGTGGATTCAAGGTCCAATCCTGCGAATTATCCGCCGGAGCGTTCTCTCCGCTGCCGGAACTTCACTCCGCTGCCCTCCGGACAATTGCGTTTGCGTTATGGCTACACAAAACCGGCGCAGGTTTCTACTCCCGCGCCAATTCATTCGGCTGCCTACTATCAGCAGTACGGAGGAAGCCAGTTTGTCCTGTACGGACAGGGTTCGCAGCTAAAGCAGGTGGCAATTGGCACCGGGACTACGACTACGATTGCCACGCTTTCAACAGGAAATCCTTGGGGGTATTACCGCGCCGCAAATAGGATTTTTATAGGGAATGGGCAGGACCTGGAGAGCTGGGACGGCACCACCCTTCGCTCGGTGGGCATACGGCCACCGAGCGCGGCGGAAACTTCAGGGATCACTGTATCGGCAGTAAGTAATTCGAGCGCCAGTTTTGCCACCACGCTCCTTTCGGGCTACCAATTGTTCATGGTGTATTTCAACCCCGTAACCGGAGCGGTTGGGAACCGTGTCCCGATCGGCAATCCGGTGACCATAGGAACAACCACGACGGCGCTGTTTGTGAACGGACTCCCGGACCTTTCTGGAATCAATGGAGAATGGGTAAAGGGATTTGGACGCACAAACGATGGCGGCCAAGTTCCGTATTGGCTGATTGACGCAAACGGAAACCGCGTGGTGGCAAATAATACGGCGACCACCGCCACCATCATTAGCTCGGTCATAGACACCAATCAGGAATTGCCGTTCCGCAACGGTGTGCCCATTTCCGGCTTGAATGCTTTTGCCAAAGTCGGAAGCAAGATTTTTGGGATTCGTCCTGGAGATGTGAACATATATTACACCGAGGACGACACAAACCTGACCAACGGAATTTATGTTGGTGTCCCGGCGGAATCATGGCCACCTGACAACGTAGAACCATTCCCTACGGCAGAAGTGCCGACAACGATACATGGTTACAACCAGGAGGCATGGATTTTCAGCCAGAACTATCTGGCGATTTGGTCTTTGTTCTTGTTCCAGCAGGGGCAGAATCCCTGGCGTGCCATCTGGAATGTCGGGTGCGCCGGGCAGCGAGCA